ATTTAAGATAAAGTACAAAACCCGTTTTAAGCTACAAAAGGCTATACAACGAACTATTACTCAAATAGGGTTTAATGAGTCAGGAGAAGGTACGGGAACAATGCACGATTCAATCCGTATATCAGCTGCAACGGGTGACCTTAATAAATTATACGTTACAATTAACGCCATCTTTTACTACATGTTTATGGACAAGGGTGCGTTACTTACAAATGGTGGTGTTATTCGTCCGCAGTTCATTACACAAAAAGCAATTGAAAGCCCACTAGGTCAAGAATTTATTTCAGATGCAATAGGTGAGTACTTAGTTTGGATGCAAGCTAACTACCCAATTTTAGACGTGGCTACAATTAACGTAACACCTGACAATATCAAGTTAGAAATTACCTACAATTTGTTTGGTGCTGATGGTGGTAAGTGGAACGGAGAATTTGACTACGCTACTAATTGGAATAATTTTTAATCTTTATTGAGTTGTAATTCTTCGACCATTGACAGCATGTTAAACACGAAGATTAAATTAAGGTCGGTAACTGCGTCTATTTTTGTGAGGTCTTGATTCGACAAGTCGTAAAGTAGTTTCTCCCACGACCACTTTGTAAATACCTTTTCTTCGGCTTCGGCTTTTAGGTCATCTTCGTCTAGTTCGGTTTCCTCTTCCTCAATGATCGGGTTAAATAAATTCTCGTAGCGTTTCTTAAAGTCGTTTGAATAGTCGATGTAGTTCTTGACTGCGCCATAAACCTCGTTAATACTTACTTCGTGAAATAATAATTTGCGGCTCATTATACTATACGAATAGGGCTCAAATATTAAGTTACCCCACTCGTCCGTCTTCCAACGTTTGTATAATATACTAAGCAAAATATCAAAATTCTGCACAAATTGCATAGCATAATGTTCAAGGTCGATGAACTCCCCTAACGTAAGCCTATCCAACGGCTTTAACTTTAAACCCTTTATTAGTTCTTTTGGCTTATTGGATGGCTCACGCTGAATAAAACTAACATTTCGTGCTAGGTTAATTAATTCTTCGGGGTCGAGGTCTTCCAACTCTTCGGGGTCTGTATCGCTGAGTATGGAAAGTGCCTCAATGGTTTGTAAAAATACGGAGTTATATTCGAGTTGGTCAATGGTGTTTAATTCTAACCACTGACTTACACTTACTTCGTTCCAATTTCGTGGTAAATTCACCTTTATTTTGTTACTTCTTCGTTAGCTTCTTCAAGTTTCTTTTCCGAAATAACGGATATCTTTTGCAGAATTTCCATAATGTACGGAAAGGCTACTTCTGCGTTTTGTTTCTTCATTACGTTCACTTTAAATTTAAGGTGTGCGGGTGCGTAGTGTTCGGTACGGGTCAGGTCAGTACGTTTAAAAAGTATGGCTAACGTCTGCGCACAAAAGTTGTCGTCTTGTCCTCGGTAGATTTTCTCAATAAGCCCCAAATCTTTAACGCCTATTGTCTCGTTTGCTTGGTATGTATATTTGTCAATGACTAACTCGGTCACCTTTTCACCTTGCGGCATTTCGGACTTGTTAAATTCTTTGATGTAGTTGGTAAACTCGTCGAGTTCCATTTTGTCAAACGCCTTGTCAGGCACACCCAAGTAGATAAACTTTTCAATCCATTTCTCGATGGTATCTAACTCTTGGTTATTCTCAATTTTGTTGAGTTCGTCGAATTGTTGGACGGTTAACTCGTTAAGGTGGTTGGGTATTTCGACCCCGAACATTTGTATCATTGCTTAGATTTTAACCAAAGGTATAAAAATAATGTTTAAAAATTAACCAAAAGAGATTTAGTGTACTTATTAAGTCAATGGAAGGACTACCGACTTACAAAATTACCATAGACGAAGCATACAACGATGGCGAACAACCGCTAGGTGTAGATGCTATTGCGTTCACGTCAAACCCTGCTGTATTGGTTAAGGGTGTAGCGTTCAAGTCCCAAGCTAAAAGCCACTTCGCAGACGAAAAGAAATACCGAATTACTGCACCCGCCATGATTCCTATGGATATTTATCGTAACGACGATGACATGGGCGAGTACTACGTTCAATTTACCGAGACCGAGATTGATACTATCTTCAAAGAGTTCATGTTGAATTTAAACAACCAAAACTTGTTTAACCTCGAACACGAAGTCGACAAATTAGTCCCTGCCTATATTCTTGAAGCTTGGCTTGTAGACAATCCCGAAGCAGATAAGGCTATGAGTACGTTCGGTATTTCAGTGCCTAAAGGTACGTTAATGATGACTGCGCAAGTAACCGACTCCGACTACTACAACAAGTTAGTCGAAGCGGGTCAAGTCGGTTTTTCTATTGAAGGCTTTTTAGGTCTTAAACTAAGTAATCAAAAACAAACATATATGTTACCAGACGGAAAACACACGCTCGAAGATGGTACGGTAATCGTTGTAAAAGACGGAGTTGTCGTAGAAGTTCAAGAGCCACAAGCCGAGGAAGTAGCAATGGAAGTTGAAGCGTCTACGGAAGTGGAAATGGCAGCACCAGTTAAAACGGAAACTCCTGAAGAGGTTGTTGAAGTAGAAGTTGAAGCAGCTATTGACCCTGCAGCGGATGCCGAGGCTATTCTTGCAATCGTAAACCCTGTTTTAGAGCAGCGTGTTAGCGAAATTTTGCAAGTCATTGCAGACCTCAAAAACGAATTAACTGACACGGAAGAAGTCGCATCCGTTGAAGAAATTGAAATGTCAACAGCGCAAAAATTCAGTAATGTAATTAACTTCTTAAAAAAATAAGAAATGGCTAAAAAATTAAAATTCGACTTGACAGTAGACGCTAGTGCGTTACTACAAGCAAACCCTTCAGAGTATTTTTCTGTCCTTTACGGAATGGAAAACGCAGTAACTAACTACCGTGTTCTACCAGGTATCAAAAACAAAACGAAAATTGCAACGGTTCTTTTCGATTCAGTTCTTGCTGAAAGTGGATGTGACTTCAACGCTGTAAACGCAGACTTGAGCGCAGTAGAAATCGACGTTTGTGCATTGACTTCTCAAGCGTCAGTTTGTCAGTTTGACTTGGAGCAATCTTTCCTTGCATTGGAAATGGCTAAAGGTTCTAACTCTGATTTTTCAGTTGCTTCATTTATGAATTTCTTTTATTCACAAATGGCAAAAAAAGGTCATCAAGAACTTGCACAGTTGATGTGGAGAGGTGATACGGCTGTTGAAGGTGCATTGGGTCTTTGTGACGGTTGGTTGTTGCGTTTGTGTACGGCTAACGACTTCATTACTCCTGCGGGAACTTACGCTGCTATTACTTCATCTAACGTACTTGCGAAGATGGCTGCAACTTTGACAGCTGCAACTGCTGAAATGTTGGTTAACCCTGCTAACATGCAGTTTAAGGTTTCTCCTGACGTTGCCGCTTCTTACCGCATTGCATGTGCTGCTACTAATACAATCACGAATGTAACTACAGGTTTGGCTTTGACTTACCTTGACATTCCAGTTGTTGTTGAGTACGGTCTTTCTGCTTCAACTATCATCTTGTCAGATTATACAAACTTCATCTACGCATTGGATGCTGAAGGTGACCAAGACAACCTACAAATCGTTGACTTCTCTAAGACAACACTTGACCGTCGAATTGGCGCACGTGCTGACTTCAAAGCAGGTTTCTATGTTGTTAACACACCGCAAGTTGTTTGGTACGGAGGAGCACAATACTGCTAAATTATAACGGGGGTTTAACCGCCCCCTTTTTATAAACCTTTAAATACTAAATAAAATGGCATGTACAACTTTAGAAACAATCCTAAAAGGGTGTGATTCAAATATCGGAGGGATAACTTCGATTTATATTAACGACCAAGATAACGTAGTAGGTCCAATCGTTGAGGCGGCTTATGAGATTACTGACTTTGGTACACTTACTGACCAATTTGTCCCTTTCGAGTTCCGTAGAAACACGGGAATGTATACCGAAGAGGCAGCTATTGACTTGGTAAATGGTTCGTCTTACTATACGCAAACTATTACTTTGATGTTCCATCGTCGTGAAGCTGCGAAATCTAAGGCAATCAAAATCTTAGGTGAAGGACAAAGAGACCTTGCACTTGTAGTAGGTGACGC